GAAGTTCGACGGGCTCAGTGCCGAAGGAGGCCACGATCTTGGCGGCTTCCTTGGAGGCGGTGGCCTTGCCGGCTTCCAGCTCTTCGACCTTGGCCTTCAGCTCGGAGGCTTCCTTAGCGGAGGCTTCCAGGGCGGCGGTCAGTTCGGAGAGCTTGGCATCCTTCTCGGCAGCGGAAACCTTGAGGGCTTCGGTTTCGGAGGAAGCGCCGACGGTGAGTTTCTCCACGGTAGCGCGGAGGTCGTCGCGTTCAGCGGTGAGGCCGGCGAGCGAGGCCGCGGCCTTAACGAGCTGTTCTTCGATGGTCATGTTAATCCTGCGGGAATTGGCAACCGATGCGGTCGGGGCCACTTCCTCTTCGACCTCGTCTTCGACCTCTTCCTCTTCCTCGACGACCTCGGGGACATCTTCGGGTGCCATGACTTCCACGCCCAGGGCGGCGACGGCCTCACGGGTGTCGGAGCGATTGTCGATAAACAGGTCGACCGGGCGTCCCGCGTCGAGCTCGGCCTTGATGACCTTCGACTTGAACGCCGGGGCCTCTTCGCCCGAGTCATTCATGATCAGGCCGTCGTACTCAAAACCGATGGCCTCAAGGTCGGCCACGGTCTTCTCGCGGTCGGACTCCGGGCGATTGGTCAACACGACCACCTCTTCGGCGGTCTCGTCGATAAAGCGGACGACCTTCTCGACGGGCTGGCCGTCTTTCAGGATGGTGTCGTCGATGTCAGTGAAGATGCGGGGCATGTTAGAAAGAAGCTAGGGCTTTCGAGAAGGAGTCGGCCAGACCAGTGACGAGGCCCTGGGCGGCGGCTTGCTTGCCCGAGAAGACCTGACCGCGGAGAGCGGAGTCGGCTACCATCTTGCGCTTGTTGCGGATGGCGGCCTTAAAGTCTTCATGGATTTCGTCGACGGAGGCCTGGAGGTCGGCCATCTGCTCGTCGGAGAGGGACGTGCCCTCGATGCCCGCGCCCTTGAGGGGAGAGCCGGTCGACTTGATGACGACCATACGAACGCCGGAGGCCTCGTAAAGTTTGCTCATGTCAGGAATGGCCATGTAGACGCCCACGCTGCCGACGGTGGCCGAGGGCGAAGCGACGACGCGATCGGCCTGAGAGCCGAGCCAGTAAGCAGCCGAAGCCATCTCGGAATCGGTGTAAGCCATGGTCGGCTTGCCGAGGTCGCGAATCTTGTTCGCCAGTTCCTCGACGCCCGTGACCGTGCCGCCAGGGGAAGAGATGTTGAAGGCGACCTTCTCGACCGCAGGGTCGGCCGCCATCGCGTCGAGCGTGGCAGACAGGTCGTTGACGTCGACCGCGCCCATCATGCGCTCGAGAGGGCTGACACCCTTGGAAATGATACCCACGATAGGCACGACGCCCACGCCATCGACGATGTAAGGGGTCGGAGCCACGCCGAAGAGTTTCTCCAGCATGTCCGTAAATCCGAACTTCTCGGCGAGGACAGCGTGATCCTTTGCCTTGGCCGGGTCGATGAGGAGGGGCTCGCGGCCCGACAGTCCGTTGGTGAGGAAGCGCATGTTATTTCTTTTCGTTAAGGGATGTACCGGGCAGGGGCTCGGCGGTGTCAACTTGGGCGACCGTGCCGAGTGGGGTGTTCGTCGGACGGAAGAGCAGTTCAAAAGGAATGCCGTATTGCTTGGCCAAGTTCTGGATGTGGGCCATGTCGGCCGCACGTTTCTCCATCTCGGAGCGGAAGTCTAGGCCACGCTGGCCGTAGAGCTCAGACATGGACATGAGTCCCATCTCGATGTCGGCCCGGTCATTCGCGGCCTCGCGGCCAGCGTCGACGGTGACGCTCTTCGGGGTCGTCCAGGAGGCAGACCACCAGCGGGGGTCGTCAGGGATCTCGCCTTTAGCGATGCCGTCGGCGATGATGTATTCCCAAGTCGGCTGACAGAAGCGCTCGATAATGATGTTCTGATACTTTCCGAAGACGCGGGCGGCCTTGGCCGTGACGAGGCGCACGGAAGCGCCGCCGGCTGCGGTCGGGTCTTTTACGAACTCGTAAGGCAGGATTGCACAAATGTCTTTTTCGAGCGCGGTCAGGAATCCGACAAAAGTGCTGTTCGGTCTTTTTGACTCTACGGATTCAAAGCGGTCTGTGCTTTCGAGCACGACCGTCTTTCCGCCCATCTGGCTGGCGATGCTATCCGCGGAGTTATGGTTAGACGAGATCTCAGCGGCCGCGTCTTCATCCATGAAGCCAGAGCCCTTGTAGATGACCTTCGTCACGTCGCCATTGTCCTTAACGGCCCTGCGTTCTAGGTCTAGGATCTCCTTGACGTCCTGGATGGCATTGAGGGACGACTGAAGGGTCGGCACGCCGCGGGAGCCGCTGGCCGTCTCCATGTCGACGATGTGCATGACCGACTGGGCCTCGACCTTGCGGGAGCCGCCGTCGGCCTTGTAGACGTTGTAGTAGGTCGGCTCGTTATACTTCCCGAAGCCGATTCCGTCCCAGCAATCCGCAGGGGTGTCGGCGTCGGTAGGGTCGCCCACGCGGTGCGCTTCGATGATTTGCGTCTTCGCTTCGCCGTTGAGGTCGGCCTTGATCGAGAAGGCATCGCCGTCGCGGAACATCGCCCGGGTGAGGATGGCCTGGGACTGGAAGAAGGACTTGCCGGAGACGTCCATGTTCTTCGCTTTCATCGCGAAGTACTCTTCGTGAAGGCGGGCCGTCTCAGGGTTCTCGGCGTGGGATTGCCACTTGATGCCGTCTCCGACGACGTAGATTACCAGGTCGTTCAGGATCTGACGGAAGAGCGAGGACTCCCGCTCTGCCCATCGGCACTTCTTGACCATCTCATTGCGATCCCACGGCGACAGGTCGCGGCGCATGTCGTCCGGCTGCGGGGCGTAGATGACGCGACGAGCGTAGGTCGTGACGGTCGAGCCCCACTGGTTGCCGCTGTACTGATTGTTGAACGTAGGGCCAGAAGCGGCCGACGCCGTGAGCGACGACTTCCCAGCGCGGGGCTTGGGTTGCTTCTTAGAGGCTTTCTTGCGGGGGGCCATAAGTTATTCGTAGCGGTTGTCCCATCGGGAGAACAGCGTCGTGCGGCGGCGACCGTACTTGCCCGGATCGAGACGGCTCAGGGCGAACATCGCTTCGTTAAGCATCTCCTTCGGAGGCAACGCAAATTGCTTGGTCGCCGACGAGCCGGAGTCCGAGTAGCTCATGAGGGTCTTACCGTCCATGATCAGGGACAGAGCCTTCGACTTGAGGTCGAGCAACTCGCATTCCGTCAAGCCGATGAAGATGCCTTGTGCCATTTGTCCTGCGTAAATTGGCAACGGAGGGGCGGCGACGCCCATGTCCACGCCACGAGCTCTTCTTCTCGCAACCCATAGACGCCGCCGCTTGCATTCACTCTCCTCATGCCGGCGAGGAAGGCAAGTCGGTTTCGGTCGTTTCCTTACCGACGATGCCCCAGCGCACGGCGGCCAGAAGGCCGAGCAGCTCGCAGTCGAAGGCATGATTATCCTTCTTGCCCTGGGGGAGCAGCCACTGGGGCTTACCCGTCCGCCTATCCTTTACCCTGACCTCGGCGTTCATCTGGTCGACGTAGTCCTGCCCTGCGTCCAAGGAATAGGTAAAGACCTTGCGGGAGCGGAGGCCGTGGAGGAGGTCTTTGCCGGCGAGGTTCGACCATACGATCAGGACGGCCCGCGTCTGGAGACCGGGAACCATGATCGTCTGTTTATCTGAATAAAATCGGCGGGTGCTCTTCCCGTCCTTGGTCGTCACGGCGAAGTCTTCGTTACCCGACCCCTTCGCACACTTCCAGCCACGCAACGCGGTCTGCCGATATACGTCCTGAGCCGCGTCCCCGGAGTCGACCATGACTAGGGCCTGATGTACCCCATGCTTCTTGATGAAGGCCTCGACATCCTGCCAGGTGTCAATCTTGGCGAAGGCCTTCAGTCGGCTATGCCCGGACTTCGACCACCGGCGGACGACGCAAAAGAAGTGTCCCCGCTGCACGTCCACGCCGGCGGTGCGGAAAGGGAAGGAGCCTTCAGGGGCTCCCTCGCGTTCGGTCACGCGGCCCTTAGGGGTGATGACTGACTCGCCCTCCCAGTCGTCGGTCATGTTATAGTTCGCGGCCTGGGCGATGTTCACGATCTCGCCGCCCTCCTCCGCCCATGCAAGGGCGAGCCTCTTCTGTTTAAATTGGCGACGAGCATCATCACTGCCGTAGACGTCATAATCTTCCTTACCCTTGATCATCATCACGGCCAGCTCGCCCCAGCTCATCGTCGCGAGACTGTTCCAATGCAGTCCGATGTGCCCGGAGTTAGCGGCCGAGGCCGTGGCCACGAACGCCCCACGGCGGTTCGCTTCCAAGCGCGTGGCGTTATTGTCAGGGAGACGAGCCTGACATCCGGCGCACTCGTAGGTCGTGCCGACGCTGACCTTCTGCAAGTCCCACGATCCAGTCGTCTTGGCCTCTTCGGGGAAGCGGACTTGCTCCCATAGCCAGGGCTGGAGGTGGTCGCATGACGGGCAACGGAAGTTCCAGTCGCGTTGGTCGGTCGATTCGTGCAGCTGATGAAACTCTTGCCCAGCCCGTCCGCCCTGGGACATGAAGATTCGCTTGCCCATCCAGCCGAACGCCGTGACGCGTGCGCTCAGTTCCGCAAGGTGTCCGCTCGGGGCCATCCAGCACTCGTCGGCGATTGTATAACGCAGGGACAGGCGTTGAAGGTTGGACTCATTCCAGAGGCCGCGACAGTAGAGCGTCATGCGGTCGAAGTCCGTCGTCGTCGAGCGATCCATATCGTCGAGCGAGATGCGGGCCTTCACCGGCGGGCAGTTATTCCAGACCGGGCGCATGTACCGAAGGGCAAAGTCCTTAGATTCCGCATCGGTACTTTGAAAGACACAGGTAGGGCCGGGAGCGTTGGCGATAATGTGGCAAGTAAACAGGCGGGCGAACAGCGACTTACCCGATTGGATGCTCGCGAGAATGGTCATCATCTTCGTCTCGGGGTCGGCCGCAATGCGCAGCGCCTCCGCGATCCACGGCGTCCGCTCCGACCTGAACGGCCCGGGCATCGGCGAGTCAGGGATGGCGAGGACGTTCTCCTCTAGCCACTCGACCACGTCGCCGGAGTCCGAAGGCCTGAGCACGTCACGGCCTACGCGCAAGAGGTCGGCCTTATTCATCTGTCGAGGCCGTGCTCCTTAAGCAGTTTCCAAAGTTGGTCGGAGAAGGTCGAGTACTTTGGCCGCTTGTCCTTGAACGGACGCGAGGGCTTGGGCATCGGCTTTCGCTTGGGCTTACGCTTCTTCATTCGCGGAGAGGTCGGCCTTAGTCCGGCGTACCCATGACTCAATCGCCTTCACGGCCTTCGCCGGGTTCTCAGGGTTGCATGACTCGGCCACGTCCAGGGCCAGCTTGTCGAGGCGGTTGACGACGTCGCCCATCAGCTGACGCATGGCCTCGCTCGCTTCCTTCGACGAGATGTAGTCCTTAGCCAGGATGAGCCGGCGCTCTTGCTCCTCTTCGAGGGCGACCAGCGTCTTGAGCGATTGGTTGTAGGCCGTTTGGTACTTCCCTTGATTGGGATCTCCGCCCTCCATGGACGCGAGCCATACGCCGCGGGCCCGGGTGACCAGCGTGCGGTGCTCGCCGATCGTGTCGGCCAATGTTCCGTCGTCGAGCTGCGCCGGCGCGGCCTTCGGAGCCTGAGCCCTGCGGGCCTCCTCGCGTTGAGCCCTCCATGCCAGGGCGACCTCGACCGAGTCCGTCGGCATGCCTTCGCGTTTGAGCACG